GCCGCCGCCTGCGTGCCCTCGCCGCAGTCAAACAGCAGGGCGTGGCCTCCGCATTCGGCCAGCGCGGCGGTCAGGGCACGGTCCGGCAGGGGCATGGTGGCCGCCGTACCCAGCAGTGTAATGGTCAGCATAACAGTTCCTCCGTGATTTGTCGGTAACAGTGTACCACATTTTGCGCCCGCACACAATCGGCACAGCCCGGCATAGGATGGCGCAGAGCTCTGATACAAAGGGAGGTTTGACCATGCAGCGCAAAAAAGTCCCCGCCGGGCACCACCGCTTCGGGCTGGCCCGGCTCGTTCTGGTCCTGGCACTGCTGTTTCTCGTCGTGGCGCTCACCGCCGGGCTGGCGGGCTGCCTGTTCCAGCCCGTACTGACCGCCCGGGGCACGCTGCTGTTTCTGCCGGGGGCGTAAATTATTTTGTGAAAATTGAATTTTCCCTCTTTACTTCAGGACAATGACGTGATAAAATCCAGCCAAACCAGTGAGAGGGCATCCTGCCCGCCCCCGAGAGCAGCCACGCCATCCGCGCCGCCATCGACGAGGCCCTCAAGTGCAAGGAGGCCGGCGAGGAAAAGACCATCGTCTTTGGCCTGACCGGCACCGGCTACTTTGACATGGTGGCCTATGAGAAGTTCCACGATGGCCAGATGAGCGACTACATCCCCACCGATGCCGACCTGCAAAAGGGCTTTGGCGGCATTCCCCGGTTCCCCGGCAACGAGATCTGAGCCGATACTATAATTACTATATAATAAAGGAGAAGCGCGCTCCCGATCCCGGGAACACGCTTCTCCTTTTCTGCGTACCATCCTCTGCAAACAGAAAACCGCCAGCGTATCTCTACACTGGCGGTCTTTTTATGGGCGCGGGTGGATTACGCAAGCCGCGCTGCTAAAAACAGCCCACTGGGCTGTTTTTGCCCCTTCTTCTGCGACGGGGCCGCAGCTGTTCGAATCCACCCGCATGAAAACTCAAACTTTCTGCAAACAGAAAACCGCCAGCGTATCTCTACGCTAGCGGTCTTTTTATGGGCGCGGGTGGATTCGAACAAGCTCAACTATCACAATTCGCTGGATGCGCTTTGAAATTGTGATGGATTCATGCGCATTTTTTGAATGTCACCAAAAATCAATTATCGGCTATCACAACCATTTAGGAACAAAAACGGGTTACAAAGTGGGTTATTTCGCACGCGGAGAATACTCTGCCAGAGCATCTGAAACGGCCATTGCTGCTGTGTCAGCCCTGCCGTCAACGGCGTGACTGTACCAGCCGTAAGTATCCATACTTTTGCTGTGCCCTACCATACGGCGCAGTTCTGCCGGGGACACGGCATCCTCGATGATGCTCACAAAGGTGTGCCGCAGCTCATACAGGCTGACCGGCGGGTCAATGCTGTTGCTGCGCTGGTAGAACTGCCAGTAGTTATAGAGGCTGTGCTCATTCTCCAACAGGAAGATTGGATCATCTCCCCGAAGAGGCCGCTCTTCTTCAAAGGCCCGCTGCTGCAGCTGAGCGTGGAGTTCCGCAGCCGCCAGCGGATGCAGGACTACCGTGCGGATAGCGTTTTCGTTCTTGCCGTGTGTTTCCTCATCAAAGGTATTGATGGCCCGTGCAAGATGCAGCCGGTTGCCCTCCACGTCGCCCACGCGCAGCCCCAGCAGCTCCCCGGGGCGCAGGCCAGTCAGGACCGCAAAGCGGTAGGCATGGATATTGGCATCCTGTTCAACCTTGCCACGGACGATGCGTGTATCTACAGAAAGCAGAACCCGCAGCGCGTCCGGCTGAAGGATCTTTCGGCCCTTTGGACGTGCTCCCCTGGGTACCGTGAGCCCCTCGTCCTCTGGCCGCAGGGCGGTGTATTTGTGCTGCCTTGCCCATTTCACAAAGCTGACTTCAACCGCCCGGATTCCCTGCAATGTTTTCCTCGAAAGGTTTCCCCTGCTCTTTCGGATGGCCTGCGGATTCATGCTGCCTTCTTTGTATGCCCGATTCAGCACGTCCTGCAGCATTCCCGTGTTCAGGTCTCCGATGCGCCGCTCTCCAATGATTGGCAGGATGTAGTTCTGTCCGAACTTCTCCACCTGCTGGGCATAGCTTGTGCCGGCGGTGGCCCGCACCGAGATCAGATACTCGTTCCAAACCTCCAAGCAGCGCTTGGTGGTGCTGCAAATGCCCTCATCCAGCCAGGCATCTGCTTTTGCATTTGCTTCCCGCTGGCCGGTACGGCCCGGCTTTGCGCTGGTGAACGTCTTGCGCACCCCGTCCTTCTGCACCTTGATCTGCCAACGGTTCTGGTTCGGCAGCCACTGGGCGGTGTTGGTTCGCATTCCCATAAAAAATACCTCCTTTGGGGTACACTTTGACAAGCCCGCCCAAAAGAGGTATAATCGCAGTGTCGAGTGTGCGATGCCCTCTTCTGGGTGAGCCGCTTATCTTAACTCCCTCGGTGTTCCAGCACCGGGGGAGTTTTTTTGTTTTATACTACCTTTTCAAAGACCATGGTGGCCTGAATCCGGTCGCCGCCCATCAGGCCCTTGCTGCCACCGTTTGCGGTAGTGATCGTATGGAGCCGATAGCCTTTGGCGGCCTGCTGGTTGATGACATTCTCCAGCTCAGTCAAGTTGCCAGAGCCGGTACCGATAAATTTTTCCTTCAAGGTCACCTGCAGCACCACATACTGGTACGAATTACCGGATGCGGTAGAGTAAGAAGATTCTTTCTGTAAAGTATCCATAAAGCCCATGATTTTGTCCTCCTGTATTCTTGTTGATTCTCCCGGCGTTGGCGCGCCGGGGAAGTTTTTTATTGCTGCCCGTCCATGTTCCAGCATGGGCGGGATTTTTTATTTTCAGCACATTGCCATAATTTGAAGCCCATTTCTCCGCTCAGAGCCGACGCAAGCGGGGAAACTCATATATTTCCAGCCCGAACACATTTCGGCTCTTTAGTGGTTTTGTGTAATATGCGCGCATTGTTTTGTGCAATATGTTCACATCAGCGAAATATTTGCAAAAAGATTATGGTAATTTTTCTGGAAAACACCTTGCAATAACGATGAAAATCTTTTAAGATAATAGCGCAAGCAGGAACCAGAAAACGTATAGGAGGGATGCAAAAATGACACGACAAGATTACATCAACGCCATTTTGAAACTGCTGGAAAAAGCCGATTTCCGCCAGCTGCGGCTTGTGTGGGTGTACGCAAGCCACCTGATCGGATGAGCCGCCAGCCACCATGCGAGGGAAGCCTTTACGGGCTTTCCTCTTTTTTTTTCGTCAATTTTTCGGCCATGCGTTCCAGCAGCTCCCAGTCCGCCGGGCTCAGGTCTGCCAGCATTTCGACAAAACGTTTTTTAAAGGTGTCGCTGTCATCCTTTGTCAGGTCAGCCAGAAAGGCGGCCACCCGCTCGGACTGGGTGTCCTGCACGAACATTTCACCTTCGCCGGTACGCAGCCATGCCTCCCGGACGCCGAACTCCCGGCAAATGTCGCCAATTGTGCGGTCGCTGGGGGTTCTGGAGCCATTTTCAAGCATCCATAAATAATTACGGGAGAGATTGATTCTGTCCGCAAACTGTTCCTGTGTCAAGCCTTCGTGTTTTCGGACGGCTTCGATTCTTGCGTTCATTTTGTTCACCTCCTTTCTGTTCTCTTCAATTCGTATTATATTCCGTAAATCTAACTGTGTCAACATTTATTTTTGATATTCTTCAAAACCCGGGCTTGAAAAATCTAACAGAGTGTGCTATATTGTTCTCACAAGGTTAGCAAATCAATACCAACCAAGTCAACGCAAAGGAGGTAAAAAAGATGGATCACTATCCCCGAACGCCGGAAGAACAGGAGCAGTTCGACAAGAAGATGCTGGAACTCGACCAGAAGATGGAAGCAGAAGAGGAAGCCTACTGGGAACGCATCTGCCAAATCGAAAAGCGAACAGATTCACGGTTGCGGCAGTCGATGGCATTCAGTATTGCGTCTCTGCTGGCCGTCATTTTAGCCATGCTGCTATTATGGCGATGACAGCAACGGCCAGACTGAACTTTGAGATTCGAAGGCTTTCATCCGCTCGCGTTTCTGCATGAACGGCACGTCTTTCCACTTCTTCAAAGTGCTGCTGTCTGCGCAATTCCGAACGCCCACCGGCATTGATCTGATAGATGTAGTCTGGTCCGTCATAAGGATCCACATAGCCATCTTCATCTTGATATCGAGAAACCATATCGTGCTTGTACAGCCAATCCAGCGTTTCACCGTCTGCCGACACTCCGCACTTTTCCATCTGATAACTGGAAAACGTTTCATCCGGGTGCTCATTTAAAAACCTAAGTATTTTCAGCGTTTTTACATCAAGCATTTTTACACTTCCTTCCTACACCAGTATAGCACGGGAAGGACACCATCCACAACCCGCCTGATGATGACCCCCGGCAAGGGTCGAAACCGCTCCGATGGGAGCGGTCGTGGGAGCCACCCACAGAAAGGGGTGCTACATATGGCACGCAACAAGAATAATAGCCTGAACCCCAAAGCCTACGGCCTGACCGTTCAGGAAGCGACGCGGCTGATCCGCATCCATGACCTGTGCAAAGGCATGGATGCAGATGCTTTTGAGCAGATGGAGACCGCTGCCCGCAGCATCAACCTGGTCAATAACCTGAAGAAGATGGAGTCCCGTCCCGGCGGTGCGGCGTGAAGGGAGGTGAACAACGTGAATGACAACAAAAAGCCCAGCGAACCTGTGGAAATCAAAGAACTCCTCACCCACCAGTTGCAGCTGGTGAGCAAGGAGTCCGAAGAAGCTCACGGGGAGACGTTGGCCGCACTGAGTTTTGCGGCTGCAGATCTGGCTCAAGCGGTGGCGGCGTGTAGCAGGCTGACGTGCGTATTTCCTCGCGGCTCAGAATCAGCACCGAAAGCACACATGCTGACTATCGATGAAACGCCGCTTCATACGTTTGGGTGTTCCGAGTTCGGAACATCTGGAGCACATACGAACAGCATTGGTATCAGCATTCCAAATCCTGGAGCCAAGTGGGTGGTATCACCAGATCAAAAAGGAACTACCCATTATCACGCAATGGATGAGAGCGGTTATACATCGGTTCTCGAAGCTGAAGCTAAATTCGCTTATGACCATGCAGTCAAGATGCGTGAACAAGGTGAATTTGAGCAATTGGCAACTGAACAAGATACTCATACTGAGGAGAACTTGTAGATTCCCCAGACCAATAAGCATATGCCAAATCAAAAAGTTCTGATATTGAAAAGTCAATTTTCCAATTTTCAAATGAATCTCGATTTAGCGCAAGTCCTCCGTGCAAAAAAGCCCCATCAAATGATGGAGTATCATCCGGAGCGATTATTTCAAATAATTGCTTTTCATCTGCTTTTAAAGATTTCCACCCACGAGCTTCTGGATTGTCCACAGCACACAGTGAAGTCATTCTCGAAGGTTTCCCTGGAAAGTATCTTTGTCTAACCAGTTCAAAAACTAGCTCGATTGATTTACTGCATGATAATTTCACATCATTCACTAGCGCTTCGATATTAAATACTTCAAGTAATTCAAAATTGTTGTATGTTCTTCCGAGAAATCGTTTATATACACTTTCTGTGTCCAAATATTGAGCACCATGATGCGAAACACCTTCAGGAAACAGCTGCCGTGCAAACCTCGACTTTCCAACTGGCCCACTGAGTTCGGACAGCGGTATAAGCTCAATCCGTTGCCCATCCTTAAGCGTTCCTAATCGGTCAATATGATACAGTTTCATAATTTCACCTTCCTTCTGCCCCAGTATACCGCAGAAGGGATGCAACCACAACAAGGAGGTGAATCACCATGAAGAAGCCTTATCTCAAAATCAGTCGTCTGGCAGAAGACCAGGATCTCAACCAGGGCGCACTTGCAGCCCTGATTGGGGTAAGTTCCAACACGATGACCGCACGGCTCAAGGGGACGCAACCTTGGAGGAGTGACGAGATCGTCATCATCTGCAGAGCACTGCACATCCCGCAAGAAAAAATCGGGGAGTATTTCTTCCCGGCAATCGCAAAGGAGGAAAAGACCGCATGAAACCTTATTATCTCGCCTCTGAACGGGCCGCCGCACCCACCAGCAGCATGTCCTACATCGCACCAGTGCTGACCCGCATGTGGTTCCGCTGGGATGGCATCCGTGACTCCGGGTACAACCGAACCGGTGCTGAAGCCGTCGCAGAAAGCGGCTCGAAACCTGTGCAGGTTTTTGCGGATGGCGAATGGCACCCAGTTGCCGCTTACGGCACCACCTGCGCACAATCCGCTGCAAATTACCTTCAGGAGGTGGATCCCGCATGAAGATCAAATCCCGCGTCTGGTACTGGCTTGCTGCTGCCAGCGGTGCCGTAAGTCTGCTGTACGGCATGGGCATCGAGGGCGGTGCACAGCTGAGCAGCTCCATCTCTGACAGCCAGTTCGTCACGGCCCTGTGCCTGGTTCTGGCAGCGGTAGCGTTCCTGCGGCTGGGCTTTGCCGCCCAGGATCGTGAGCAGAACGCCCGCCGTTATGGCCGCGTTGACCGCACCCACGCCCGCACCGAGGAGCCGGACTACCGGCAGAACCGGAGGGGCGCATGAAGAAGCGCATTCTCACCCTACTCGAAGTTGAAGGTCTTTCGGTGCTGATCTGGCTTCTGGATGCCCGCATTTGGCTACTGAAGCGCATTATCAGACTGACTGAAGCGAGTATCTCTCTCTTGGGCAAAGTAATCGACTATAAGTAGGAAGACGAAAATGAGCCCGCCCGTGCTGGTAACACGGACGAGCCCAAAGGGTGATGGAATTCACAAGCCCCATCCCTTTGATGATATCACATCAGAAAGGATTTTACAAATGAAAGGTATTTTAGCCGAACCGGGCAAGGCCCCGGTGATCGCCAGCCTGCCCGACAGCCTGTGGGCCATTGAGAACCGGCTGGGAACTCCCTGCGAGATGATCGTGATGCCCCGCACCCCGGCGGTGCTGTTCGTGGGCCGGTACGATGGTCCCATCCAGCCCGCCAGTCTGCTCAACCGGAAGTACCGAGGCCGCCAGCTTTACGGGCCTATCCTCTGCTACGGATGGAAGGGCAACAACATCCAGCCCATGAACAAGGATGTACAGACCGAGATGCTGGACCGCCTGAAGGGCACGGAGGTGAGGGTATGATCATCAGCCAGAACAGCAACGATGTTTACTACGCCTATACCCGTGGGCGCTTCTGGCGCTGGGACGAATCCGCACGGGTCTGGAAGGAAAGCCATCTGCTGGCACAGAAGTTCGGCAAAGCCAAGGCCGCTGAAAAGCATCTGACCCCGGAAGCGTTTCTGACCAGCGACGAGTTCATCCCCATGGACGACTACGAGCTCCCCGAGCGGATGCTGACGGCCCTCAGGGAGGCCAAGCCCTGCAAGAATGCACCGGTAGACCCGGTGGAAGAGGAGCCGGAAGTCCCCGAAACCCAGACGGCACAGGAAAAGCCCCTGACCACCGTGCCGGATGCGATGCGCCCGGCGTTCGATTATTCCGGCCTGACCGACCAGACCGTGGAAGACCTGCATTTTGCGGAGAACGAATACCGCCACGGTAAGCAGATGGCCGAACGCGGCCTTGTGCACATGGGCAATGCCATTGCCGCCGCCCATGATGCGCTGTGCGGAGTTGTCGCACAATGCGACAACGGTGAAGATGGAGCTTGTCGCACAATGCGAAAAGCTCGAAACAACCAGCATAGCGAGGATACGTTCAAAAGCTGGTGCGTGTCCATCGGCATCACCAAGGATACCGCATACCGGCTGCTGCAAGTCTCGGCACTGCTGGACGGCAGCAGCCCCCGCCAGCAGAAGATCCTGAAGGAGCTGTCTCCTACTCTGCTGTATGCCGTAGCAAAGCCCAGCGCCCCTGCAGAGCTGGTGGAGAAGGTCAAGAGTGGTGACATCACCACCAACAAGCAGTATCAGGAAGCCATGGCCCAGATCAAAGCCGAGAAAGAGCGCGCCGATGCTGCCGAGACTGAGCGGGACAAGCTGCTGGGTGCCCAGAATCGGGCTGCTTGGGCGGAAAGCCACATCCAAGATGTCGAAGCCCAGCGGGATGCCGCCCTTGCGGATGTTCAGGGCCTGACCGAGCAGAACGCCAAGCTCCAGCAGAGCTACCACGATGCAGACGAGGGCCGCATTGCTGCCCGGCTCCAGTGCCAGAAGGCCGAAGGCGAGCGCGACAGAGCCGAAGAGAGAGCCAAAAATGCCGAAGACGCTTTGAAAAAACAGCCCATCACGGCGGTCATCGACGAGGAAGAGATCGACCGCCGGGCCGCAGAAAAAGCCTGGGGCCTTGCCGATGCCCGGAACGCCGAACTGGCCAAGGACAACGCCAACCTGAAGAAACAGGTTGCGGCACTCCGCTCCCGCATCAACGATGATGCCCAGGCAGATTTTGAACAGGCCAACTACTGCGCCAGCCTGATGCGGGCGGCGTGGGATAACAGCAAGGCCAGCTATTCCCGGCTGGTGGGCGAAGACCTGGAAAGCACCTTTCAGACCATCTGCGGTACCCTGAACAGCATCATGGAGGAGGCCTCCCTGCTCTGCCGCCAGCCGCCTGATTATGACGGAGGTAGCAGGGATGAATGAGATGTACTGTCTGGATCTTGACCGTTACGGCCCGCCCATGGAGCCGCCCGATGATTACTACTTTGCCCCCGACCGGGAGCCAAAAGAGGAGGAACTGACCGATGACGAATGAATTGACCGTCCGGGTAGAGCGCCCGGTGATCCCGGCCATGAACTGGAACAAGGATGAGGTGCAGAAGAACCTTGACGAACTTCTGGCCTCCTATACAGGCCGTGTGTACACACCTGAATCCATCAAAGATGCCAAAGCCGACCGTGCTGCCGTCAACAAGTGGGACAAGCAGCTGGCTGCTGCTCTGACCGCCGCCAAGCGGCTTTACACTGACCCGCTGGAGGATTTTCAGAAGAGTATCCGAGAGATGCAGGCCCAGTGTAAGAAGATCTCCGGGGCCATTGATCAGCAGGTAAAAGCAGTAGAACAGGCCCAGCGGGAAGAAAAAGCATCCACCCTGCGGCTGGTCTACCGGGACTGCATCGGGGAACTGGAACCTCTGATTTCTTTTGACCGTCTGCTTGTGCCCCAGTGGCTCAACAAAACCTTTGACCTCGCCCAGGCCGAAAAGGAACTGCGCAAGGCTGTGGAGACCCGGCGGGAGGAACTGCGCCTCATCCGGGAGACCTGCGGTGAAGACGCTGAACCCTGCATTACCGAATACCTGCGGGCCTTGAGCGTCAACGATGCACTGCATGAGCACAGCCGCCGGGAGCACGCCCGTGCGGCTCAGGCTGAGGCAGAGGCTCAGCGACAGGCTGCAGAACGGGCCAGAGCCGCTGCACCGGTCATCATCCCGCCCACCGAGGAAGAGCGTCAACTGAAAGAAGAGGCCGCACAGGAGGCCCGGAGCAACGCCTTTGTGACAGCTTCCGGGCGGCTGGACTGCGAGGTATTGCAGCAGTTCGCCCTGCCTGGCACAGGCCTTGCACCTGCCCGCAAACGCTACCGCTTCTGGGTGGATTTCACCCCGGAAGACATCGAATGGTTCAAAGCCGAAGCTAAAAAGCGCGGCTTCGCATATGGTTCTGTAAAATAATTGGAGGATTTTACTTATGGCTTTTTCTCGTCCCGGCGCACCTGCGCCCACCATGTCCGCAAACACCACTGGCACCACCACCGCCGCCCGGATGACTGCAATGCAGCAGCGTGCCGCCCAGATCGGCGCTCTGCAGGCTGCCAGCCCGGCCAAGCCCGTGGAGATCACTTCTGCCGACGGCCAGCACATGACCGTCAGCTTCTCGGATGTCCGCAACTTCATCTGTCAGAAAGCCACCGATGCCGAATGCAAGATTTTCCTCGAGACCTGCAAGCAGTACCGCCTGAATCCCTTTACCAAGGAAGCCTACCTCATCCACTACGATAACAACAGCGAGGACACCCCCAGCACCATCGTTCTGGGCAAGAACTGCTACCTGCAAATGGCAGAGCGTCACCCCAGCTATGACGGCTTCGAGGCCGGAGTCATCATCTTCGATAAGGTGGCCGGGGAGTACCAGAAGCGGGAGGGTTCCATCGTCTACGAGGACGAGGAACTTCTGGGCGGCTGGGCCAAAGTCTACCGCAAGGACCGCACCCGCCCCAGTTACGAGGAAGTGAAGCTGACCGAATACGACACCGGCAAATCTCTGTGGAAGGGCAAAAAAGCCACCATGATCCGCAAGGTTGCCCTTGTCCATGCCCTGCGGGAAGCATTTCCCTCCACCTTCGGCTCTCTCTATGACGAGAGCGAGGTCCATGTGGATGCTGAGTCCACCGCCGTGGAGCTGGACGAGGCCGGACAGGTTCCGGCTCCACGCTGGACCCGCATCAAGGAAGCTGTTGAACAGGCCGATGCTCTGACCGTAGAGGACGCTGACAGCGCAGGCGACCCCTTTGCCGGGGGTGATGAATCGTGATCCTGACCCACAAGACCGGCGTACTTCTCCACGGAACTCTCGCCAAAGACCCTGTGCTCAAGGACGTGGGCCAGAAGCAGGTACTCAAGTTTGACGTGAAGGCACACAGCGTCAAGACCGGCACCGGCAACTGGGAGGGCCTGTATGTTCAGGTCAACGTCTGGCACGGGCTGGATAAGTGGGACGGGTTGCTGCTGAAGGGCGATGCCGTCACTGTCTTTGCCCGGGAGCTCAAGAGCCGGGAGTATAACGGCAAGACCTATTACGACGTGGATGCCGACGACATTCAGCCTGGCGGCATGGTGATCTTCCGGTGGATGCAGAACCTCATTGACCTTTGCACAGAGGCCCCGGCACCGCCCGAACCAGCGCTCACTCAGGAGCCAACGCCCTTTGATGAGCCTGCCCCGGTGCAGACCAGCCTTTCTGGCGGGCAGATGTATCCCGGCGAAGACCTGGCCGACTATGCTCCCCGCGCCTCTCAGGCGGCAGCGCCTGCCGGGCCCGCCGCAGGCACCCCGGAAGCAGATGCCCTCATCGACGATGATGCGGATGATCTGCCGTTTTAACCACACCAGAAAGGAGTTCAGACCGTGGGCATTGACCCATCCCGTGGCTTTGTTGCCTTTCCCCGCGGTCTGACTGACTGGGAATGGTATTCAGAGCCCAACACTGCCCGCCTGTTTTTCCACCTGCTACTCACCGCCAACTGGCAGGAAAAGCAGTGGCAGGGCATTAGCATCAGGCCCGGACAGCTGGTTACAAGCCAATCTCAACTGGCAAAACAGCTTGATTTGAGTGTTCGGAACATCCGGACAAGCTTAGAACATTTACAGGCGACAGGCTATCTGACAGTCAAAACAGGCTCAAAATACAGCATTGTCACGATAGAAAACTATGCTTCGCTTGTTGGCAGTGACAGGCAAAGTGACAGGCAAGCGACAGGCAACCGACAGGCTGCCGACAACAACTTAACAAGTCTAACAAACCAACAAGCTAACAAGTCGTCGTCTGCGGCTGCGCCGGAGCCGACCGGACGACCGACGACCTCACCCTTGGTATCAGAGTTTGAACAGGATATCGGCAAGCTGAGTGCCTCCGGGAAAAGAGAGCTGACAGGATACGCTGACCGGCTGGGCGAGGAACTGGCGCGGGTGATCCTGCGCAAGTGCATTGATGCCGGGGCACATAGCTGGGCCTATGTGCGGAAGGCTCTGATCGAGGCCGAAACCCAGGGCTGTAGGTCTGCCGAGGAGTACCGCATGACGAACCCCATTGGAGCAGGACGCAATAGGCGGGTGGACAGGCCGGAACCCAGCGGGAATGATTTTTTAAAAAACGCAGCCCGTCGCCGTCCGCTCACCAAGAAAAAGGAGGATTCCAATGTACCGGAACCATGAGCACTACCCCGACCCGACAGCTGGCCGGGCATTGGGCAGCCTCCGACGAAAGGAGAACCAATTGAACACCGGAAAACAGTTCGAGGCAGACTGGAAAAGCTCCATGCCGAAGGATGCTTGGTGCTATCGACTGAAAGACAGCGCGGCCACCTATTACGGCGGCAACGAGAACCTGAGCTTCTCCATTGATAACATCTGCGACTTCGACGTGTACCGCTACCCTATGCACCATTACTTCGAGCTCAAGACCATCGAAACGCCCAGCATCCCACTGGAAAAGATCCTGGGCCGATTCGACCGGGAGCGGCAGAAGTACCACAAGCTCAAACACATCACCGATATGGCCCACGCAGCATCCTTCAAGGGCCAGACCGCCCATGTGGTCATCAATTACCGGGGCAAGGTCAACCGCACCTTTGCCGTACCGGCCAGCGCTGTGCTGGAGTACATGAGCACCCAGACCCGCAAGAGCATTCCATGGCAGTGGGCCGCCCTGAACGGCATCGAGGTGGAGCAGCACCTGCTACGCGTTCACTGGCGATATGACGTGGAAGGGCTACTGAGGGTGCTGGAAGGAGGGAGTACAAAATGACCTATATCCAGAAATGTGAGTGGCTGAAGCTGTATCAGGTATCACTTCGCCGCCAGAAAATTCTTGTCCGGCGTATCCGCGAAGCGAAAGACCAGGCCGAAAGCGTCACTCAGGCACTCAGCCCTATTGTCAGTTCTGGATGTTCTGGCGATAAGACTGGCCGCGCCATTGAAATGATGGATGCCTACCAGCACCAGCTGTGCCATGAAATTCAGCGCAGTCAGGAATTGTGTTACACCATCCGTAAGGTCATCGCAGAACTCGAAGACCCTCTTCTGGTAGACCTTTTGGAACTGTGCTACATTGATGGCCTGCATCGTGGACAGGCTGCTGACAAACTCCGCGTCAGTGACCGGCATTTTCGTCGTCTACATCGGCAGGCTGTGGAGGCCCTGAACATTCCAATGAATGCCATTCCTCCGCAATTATGGCCGCGCATGTCCGCTTAACTGTGTTATAACGATACCATCGGCAAAGCCGAAAGGCAGACCGATGCCATGGCAGCTTCCAGAATGTGCCCGTCCGACATCACGTTCTGCGAGCTGCTTCTATTATGCCGCCTGAGCGCAATGTGGTGCGCGTTCACGAGTGTAGTCGTGGAAGGTTCGATTCCGAGGGCGGTTCCAATTCGCCGCCGACCCCGTAGGCGGTACAGCCTGACGCATGGGGCTACATACTCCCCACCGGAAGCTCATGTGGTGGGTGGCGGGATCTCCTTGCCCGCCCTCTGACCTCCCCACATACGCCGGAGGCACCGGAATCCACAGGCGGGTTTCAGGTATTTTCCCGCTGGATGTGCGTCAATTGCCCTGCATGGAAACATGCAGGGATTTTTTATGCTATTTTCTGCCGTCCTGAGGGGCGGCTTTTTTGTACCCTGACGACGAGAGAGGTGGTGACGTGTCGAATGAAAAGAATCTCATTCCGTTCAATGAACGAACGGAGAGCGAACAGAGAGAGATTGCCCAGAAGGGCGGTATTGCATCCGGTGCGGCCCGCCGCCGTAAACGGTCCATGCGTCAGGCGGCTGACTACTACCTGAGCCTGCCGGAGACCGACCGCCGCCGGGTGAATGCCATGCTGCGGGACCAGATTGACCCGGAGGACGTGGATAACCAGATGAGCGTGGTCATGGGCATTGCAGCCGCTGCCAAGCAGGGCGATGCCAGGGCAGCCAATGTCCTGTTGAAAATGCTGGGGGAGGAGACCGTACAGGAAGACCCGGGCGCGGATGCTCTGGCAAAGGCCAAGGAGCTGCTGGGAGGTGTGGACAGTGCCATTGACTGAGTTTCAGAAGGAGTACCTGCGCAACTGTTCCCACCGGTGGAACGTCAAGACCGGAGCCACCCGAAGCGGCAAGACCTACCTGGACTGCGCTGTGACCATCCCGAAGCGGATCTGCGCGGCCCGGGGCGAGGGCCTGCTGGTGCTCATGGGCAACACCCTGGGCACACTGGAGCGCAATGTGCTGTCCCTGATGCGGGAGCTCTGGGGCCCCGACCTTGTAGGTGTGATCCGCACCTCGGCAGCAGGCAACGTGGTACAGCTGTTCGGCAAGAAGATCTATGTCCTCGGCGCTGACAACAAGAAACACATCGCCCGCATCCAGGGCGCTGCCTTTGAGTACGTCTACGGTGACGAGATCACCACCTGGGACGAGGGCGTGTTCCAGATGCTGAAAAGCCGCCTTTCCTGCCCCCACTCCCATTTTGACGGCACCTGCAACCCGGAAAGCCCCACTCACTGGTTCAAGAAGTTTCTGGACAGTGACGCTGACATCTACTGTCAGGCGTATACCATCGACGATAACCCTACACTTCCGGCCCAGTTCGTGGCCGATCTGAAAAAAGAATACACCGGCACGGTCTACTATAACCGCTTTATCTTGGGGCAGTGGATGGCCGCCAACGGCGTGATCTACCGCCTGCTGGCCGACAGCCTTGCCGCCGGGGATGGGCGTTTTTTCTGGCCTGTGGACAAGCCGCTGCACCCGTGGCGGGTGCGCATCGGCGTGGACTTTGGCGGCAACGGGTCCAAACATGCCTTTGTGGCAACGGCTATCCTGCCGGGCTATTCCGGCGTGGTGGGGCTGGCATCCCAGCGCATCGACCCTGTGGCGCAGGATGCCGACTTTCTGGCCGACCGACTGCTGGAGTTCTGCATGACTGTCTTTGCCCGCTGGGGCGAGATCCAGTACATCTTCTGCGATTCCGCAGAGCAGACGCTGATCAATCACATCCGGGCCCGGCTCCGGCGCTGCAAGCTCAGCTGGCTGGCCGACCGGGTGGAGAACAGTGCCAAGATCCGCATCAATGACCGCATCCGCCTGACCATCCTCCTGCTGGGCGGCGGGCGGTTTTGGCTGCTGCCGGAGGCGGCCACCCTCCGGGATGCCCTTGCCACGGCCCTGTACAGTGGCAAGCACCCCGGTGTGGACGAGCGGCTGGATGACGGCAGCACCGATATCGACACATTGGACGCTTACGAGTACACCATCGAGCGCGATTTCAAGAGGTTGACCAACACATGAACATCATCGCATTTCTGAACTACCTGAACAAGACGCGCGGGTGGGCCATCGATGCCGACTACTACGGCCACATCGAGACCTGGCGGCAGTGGTGGCAGGGCAGCGTGCCCAAGGTGCACACCCGTGCCGCTGAATACGCAAAAGGCACCAAGAAGCGCCCCATTGCCTCCCTGCGGATGCCGAAACGGGTCTGCGAGGACTGGGCAAACCTGCTTCTGAACGACCGCACCACCTTCCAGATCAAGGACGCTGCCACCGCCCGGTATCTGCTGGGCGACGATGAGCAGCAGGTGGGCGGCCTGCTCCGGGAGCTGCACTTCTGGCGCAATGCCAACGCTCTGGTGGAACAGGCCTACTGGTCCGGCACCGGTGCCTTTGTACTGAGTGCCGAGAACCTGACGGTCGTGAAAGGGAAAGCGGTTCCAGGCCCGGATACCCGCCTGAAGCTGGACTATGACCCGGCTTCCTGCATCCTGCCCCTGCGGGTGGAACGCGGCATCGTGACCGAAGCGGCCTTTGTCTCCGAGTGTATGATGGAGGGCAAGCCCGCGGTCTATCTGCAGACCCACACCGGCAATGAGACCCGGCGCACCATCCGCAACGAGTGGTTCCGGGTAACGGATGGAGTTTCGGGTGCTCCGGTGTTTGAAGCGCTGCAGGCCCCGCCGGGCACGGCAGAAAGCATCACGGTGGAGGGTTCCCCGCCCTGGTTTGCCCTGTTCAGCCCGGCAGCAGTCAAGAACCTTGACGGCGGCACAGGGCTGGGCATGAGCGTCTTTGCCGAAGCGTTGGCCGAGGCCCAGGGCATCGACCTTGCCTTTGACAACTACCGGGAGGATATCCGGCTGGGTCACAAGAAGATCTTCTACTCTGCGGACATCTGCCGCAAGGTGGTGGACCAAGAGGGCGTGGAGCACTCTATTCCGCCCGATGACGATGTGCAGAGCCAGTTCGTCACCCTGCCCCAAAAGGAAGGGAGCCTCGACCAGTCCAGCGAATACCACGAATACAACCCTGACCTGCGGGTGGAACAGAACCACAAGGCTGTGCAGGATATGCTGAACCTCTTCAGCTTCAAGTGCGGCCTGGGCTGTCACCGGTACAACTTTGAGCTGGGCAACGTCACCACGGCCACCGAGTACAACGGCAGCCGTCAGGATCTGGTGGCCAGCGCCAACAAGAACCAGATCCCTATCGAGGGGGCGCTGGTGGGCATCGTGCGGGCCATCCTGTGGGCAGCAAAGAACCTGCAGGGGGCGGCGGTGGACCCCGAAACGCCCATCTCTGTGGACTGGGACGACAGCTACATCACCGATGCCGAGACCCGGATGAGCCAGATGCGGGACGATGCCATGAGCGGCCTTTTGCCCCGGTACAAGTATCTGTCTGCCCGGTACGGGGTCAGTGAAGAGGATGCCCGCAAGCTGGCACAGGAAGCAGCTGACGAAAACAAGCAGCCTGAGCTGAGCTTCGGCGGGGGCGGCTGATGCTGGCCCCGGACTATCTCGACCACGCACCCGACCGGCTTGTGCTGCTCTGGCAGCAGGTCGAGGACGATATCCTGCGGGACGTGGCCCGGCGCATCTCCAAAATGGACACCATGACCCCCACGGCCCACTGGCAGCTGTGGCGATACCAGCAGGTGGAAGCTGTCCGGCAGGACGTGGTAAAGAAGCTGGCCCGCTACACCGGCAAGAGTGAAGCCGAGATCCGGCGGCTCATGCAGGAAGCGGCCACCCGGGCCATGGAAGCCGAGGACGAGATCTATTATCACTACGGCAAGGAGCCCACGCCTTTTGCCGACAATGCCACCCTGCAGGCCCTGCTCAACGCTGGTTACCAGCAGACGGCGGGGACCTTCCACAACTTGACTGTCACCACGGCCAACACCGTCAGCGGCCAGTTTGAAGCCGCCCTCGACCGCGCCCATCTCAAGGTGAGCAGCGGTGCGTTCGACTACAAGAGCGCCATCAAGGGCGCGGTGGACAGTCTGGCCGACACCATGAAGTACGTCACCTACCCCACCGGCCACACCGACACGCTGGAAGTTGCCGCCCGCCGGGCGGTGCTGACTGGTGTGAATCAGACCGGCGCAAAGCTGCAGGTGGCCCGGGCCGATGAGATGGGGGTTGAGTTCTTCGAGACCACGGCCCACGGCGGGGCCCGCCCTTCCCACGCTGAGTGGCAGGGCAGGCAGTTCCACCGGGGCGGCGCTGTGGACTACATGGGCAAACATTACCCGGACTTCGAGGCTGCCACCGGCTACGGCACCGGGGCCGGGCTTTGCGGCTGGAACTGCCGTCACACCTTCTTTGCCATCTTCCCGGAGCTGGGCCCCGCACCCGCCTGGACACAGGCAGACCTGGAAGCCCTGAACGCCCGGGACATCGAGTACAACGGCGGCAGATACACCCGGTACGAGATCAGCCAGATGCAGCGGGCTCGGGAGCGCACCGTGCGCAAGTACAAGCGCCGGTATCTGGCAGAGGATGCCGCCGGGGCCGACACCACCGCCAGCGCGGTGAAGCTCCGGCAGGCCCGTCAGGAGCTGACTAACTTTATCAGCGCCACCGGCGGCAGAGTGGACAGCGCCCGCACCAGTGTTGCCGGGTTTGGCAGAAGCCAAAGCAGCCGGGCAAGCTGGGCATTTAAAGCCTATGAAAAGCAGAAGAAAGATGCTATAATTATAGAAAATCTTCGTACTGCTGCAAAGCTGCCGAAAGCTGCAGTCATTCATCTTGAACCGACCAAGATTGATATTGGTTCCTTGACTTTTGACGGAAACCATGTCAACAAAGAACGTTCGCATGGGGTCACTGAGGTGCAAGCCAAACAGTACATCCGGGATGCAAAAATCTCCGTCACCGTTTGGAACGGTCAATTTGAGCGTTACTACGGTGAAAACGGAGCTGTTTATGTTAACGCCGAAAAAAATGAGATTCGAACCACATACAGTTCATCGGAGTATAATGAAAATCTGAAATCACTGATAAAGGAGATGAAAAAGAATGGCCTTCTTGGGTGATGTGGAGTACAGACTAGATAAAAACGGCATAGCTGCAAGTGTCAAATGTCCCCTTGTGGATGACTGGACTGATCCGGTTGACTGCATGGAAAATCAGGAAGTCATTGAAAGCAGCATCCCCGCCCGATTCAAGGTAAAGCCGAACTGGAAGAAAATCTGTGAAGCTTGCCCTTTCCGTGATTACTAACCACCATCCGCCCGGACGGTGGTTTTCTTTTGCCCATTTTCAGGAGGTATAGCGTTATGCAGAACTTCATCAATGTCTGCGCATTTCATTTTGCCCGTGGTATTGTGCAATTTGCAATGGGCGGCGGCATTTTTCTGATTGGGATGTTTTTCATCTATATCAAAAACTACCGTCATTAACGAAGACCTCACGTTTTAACCGCTATTTAACCACTATGAGCCCCGAAAAGGCTCCATAGTGGTTTTTTCATGCCGTTTTAGCTCATATTGGCCAGAGCAGCTGCCTTGTAATCAGCAGGCCGCCGGTTCGATTCCGGCAGACGGCACCATCGCAGAGGGCAGTGCGTACCCTGCCCACAGCCAAACACGGACGGAGAACCGTGTCACCAAACCGTGGTTTCACCAACAGAAAGGAGTTTTTCCACCATGAAGCGTGAAGACGTGAAGAAACAGATCCCCGGCATTACCGAGGAACAGCTGAACTGGATCATGGCCGAGAACGGTAACGATGTCAACCGGGAAAAGACTGCCGCCGAGCAGTACAAGACCCAGCTGGAAAACACCCAGGCTCAGCTCAAGACCGCCCAGGACGGCCTTGCCGCCTTTGACGGCAAGAAGAAGCCCGAGGAGTACGAGGCCGAACTGGCAAAGCTCAAGGGCGATATGCAAGCTCAGGCTGAGGGCTTTGCCTTTGACAATGCCCTGAACACTGCCATTCTGGGAGCCAAGGGCCGCAGCGTCAAGGCGGTCCGGGCACTACTGGATCTGGATGCCCTCAAGGGCTCCAAGGACCGTTCCACCGATATCTCCAAGGCTCTGGAAGAAGCCGCCAAGGCGAACCCCTGGGCCTTTGGCGAGGCGGAAGAGAGCGGCGCTGGTTCCGTTCACGTTTCCAGCGGCAAAGAGCACGGCACCCCGCCCGCCGGGGACGTTGACCCCGTGACCGCTGCCTTCAAGGAGATGAACCCCGATATCAACATTGAATGAGAGAAAGGATATTCTTATGGCACATGAAGCACAGGTCCGCTATTCCAATCTGGTCGACCTCAAGCTGCGCAAGACGCTGGTGAAGAAAGTCGGCGTGATCTGCAACAACCGCTACGAGGGCAGCCCAAAGGCAGGTTCCGTCAAGGTTCCTGTCCGTGACACCGAGGTGGTGGTGAACGACTACGACAAGGCCAAGGGTGCAAAGCAGACCAGCGGCGATACTACCTACCTCACCGTCAACATCGACCACGACAAGGCCGTGAACGAGATCATCGATGGTTTCGATGCAGAGAGCGTTCCCGGCCATCTGGTGGCTGACCGCCTGGACAGCGCCGGTTACTCTCTGGGCCTGCAGATGGATTCTGACGGCTCCGTGGAGCTGACCACCGCAGGCACTGCCTTTGGCAATACCACCGCCCTGACCGAAAAGACCATCTACGCCAACATCGTGGATGCACGCACTCAGCAGTCCTCCATCGGCGTGCCCACCGCAGGCCGCTGGCTGCTGGTCTCCCCGGACACCTACGGCCTGCTCCTGAAGAGCCCCGAGTTCATCAAGGCTTCCGACCTGGGCGACGCGGTCGTTCAGACCGGCGCTGTGGGCAAGATCGCAGGCTACACCGTGTTCGAGGATTCCACCCTGGGCGAGAACGTGGAGTATGTGGCCGGTCATCCCAACTGGTTCGCCGTCATCGATGAGTGGGCCGTTCCCGTCCACCTGCAGGATCTCTCCGGCTCTGGCGATTTCATCGGCGCATCTGCCGTGCAGGGCCGCAAAGTCTACGCCTACAAGGTCACCAAAGGCCAGACCATTCTTGTTAAGAAGAAGGTCGCAGCATAAGGAGGCCGCCATGCTTTACTGCACCTACGAACAGTACCAGACAGCGGGCGGTACGCTGGACGAGGCTGCCTTTGACACGCTGTGCGCCCGGGCCTCGAAGCTCATTGACCGAGCCACCTTTGGCCGGGCCGAAGCCCACACCAAAGGCTGCGCCGACTGTGCCGAAGCTCTGGCCATGGCCTGTGCGTCCATCGTGCAGAGCCTGGAACGGGCCGAAGCGGCACGCGCTGCCACCGGCTATGCGCCGGGCGTGACCAGCGTCAACAATGACGGCTTTGCCGTGACGTTCTCCGACGGAGCATTGGCCGAAAAGCAGGCCGCCGAAGCGTACAGCATTCTTTCCGGCTGCCTGGGGCACGACCCCCACGGCCTGCTGTATCGGGGGTGTTTCTGATGCAGTGCAGCGTTACCGTTGTGAACCTCGTTCACGACACCGCCACCGAGATCGACCGGCCTGTCTGCCATGTCATCCCCGGGTGCAGCTGGCGGGAGAAGCTGGACACCTCCGGCGGCGACCCCCAGCGGACGGTGCACATCCGGCTGCCCCCTGCCGCCGGGTATCTGCCCTATTTCCAGTGGGCAAAGCTCCCGCCCGGGGAAAAGGCGGCACACTGGACGCTCAAGCGGGGCGGCAAGCTCATCTGCGGCGCTGTCTGCAGCCTGACTGAGGCCGAGTATGCCGCCCTCGAGAAAACGCACATCTGCTGCACGGTGGCGGCGGTCTCCGACAACCGGGAACCGCTGCTGCCGCATTTTCATGTAGAGGGGAGCTGAGGAAATGAGTGCACCCGTTATTGACCTGAAGCTCAGGTTCCGGCCCGGCTTTCAGGCCGAGATGGACAAGGGCTTCCAGAAGGTTCAGTATGCGTTCTCCCAGCAGGTGGCTAAAGCTGTGGACCCTTATGTACCCTTTGACACCGGCACGCTGAAGAACAGCGTGAATCAGGCATCCGACTTCAAAGGCGGCAAGCTGGTCTATAACACCCCGTATGCCCGGCGGCAGTATTACCTGCACACGCAGGGGCAGGGGCTGCATGGGGAGAACCACCTGCGCGGTTCCTACTGGGGCCAGCGGGCAATTGCTGACCACAAAGACGAACTGATCCAGTTCGCCAAAAACGCCGCCAGGAAAGAGCTGGGAGGTGGAACGTAATGCCCAAAGCGTCCATTACGGCCCTGCGGGACTGGCTCAAGACCTGTCCACTCATTGCCGAGGAGCAGGATGCCACCGGTGCGGCCTTCCGCATTGCCGGACTGGAAGAGGAAGCCACCGCTTTTTCCATTGAGGACAGCCCCACCGACCCCATTGTGGAAAGTTACATCTCCGGGCGGGATCTGGCGAAGAACTACCTCTTCCTGTCCCGAAGGGAGTTCGGGGAGACCGATGTGCTCACCATTGAGAACAGCGGCTTCTTTGAACAGCTGGCCGACTGGGTAATGGAACAAAATGACTGCGGCATCCTGCCTGATCTGAGCAAATGCGGGCACGGCAAGGAAGCCCAGAGCATTGAAGTCACCTCCACCGGCTACATCGTCACCGACGGCTCCGGAAGCTGCAAAATGCAGATGCAGCTCCGGCTCGTCTACTATCAACCCAAACTTTGAAAGGAGACCATCCTATGACTGTTTCCGAAACCCTGGCCGCGCTCAAGACCAAGAAGGGCATCGTGCCCAGCGCGGACTACACCGGCACCGAAAAGGCCGATGATTTCATCTTTGCGATCCAGACCGATGCCTCCACCCAGACCAAGGAGAGCGACTGGATCGTGTTTGCAGAGCGTGTCAAGGAGCACTCTGGTGCACTGAACGCTTCCACCGAGGACGTGCCCTATATCCGCGCAGGCACTGTCACCGAGAAGGGTGAGACCCAGCGCACCTTCTCCCTGAACGGAAACCGCTGCGTTGGCGACCCTGCGCAGGATTTCCTGCTCTCCCACAGGATTAAGTTCGGCTCCGGCACTGAGGTGGTTTTCCCCTATATCTACTTCAGCGCAAAGACCGGCAAGGGCGAGAAGGGCGCAGCTGCCTTTATTGTCACTGCCGATGCCAGCGGCTCCGCCAACAACTCCGCAGGTTTTGCCTGCGACGTGAAGGGCGTAGGTGTTCCGGCTGAGTTCAACTACCTGACCGTAGCCGCAGGCTAACCCGATTTTCAATGATCCATACTGCCCTCGTTCCCGGTGAACGGGGGCCCTTTTTGTAACAGGAGGATTCCCCATGACCATCAACGGCATTGAATTTGATTTTTCCACCCTGAACGCCAACGACGTGGATCGGATGCTGGCCGCACAGACCCGGCAGCAGGAACGTGCCCGGACGGAGGGCAGCCGCTACACCCCCGAGAGTGATTACCCTGCCTGGCTGCGCTTCCAGTGCCGCATCTTTATGGACTACCTGGACGAGGTTCTGGGCGAGGGTGCTTCTGAGAAGCTGGGGCTGGACGGCAGCAACTTCAACGCCTGCCTGACGGTCAGCAAGACCTTTGCCGAGGCCATGGCCGCAGAAAAGGCCAGTGTCAGCGCGCTGATCCACCCCGCCGAGGAGCGTGCACAGGTTTCGGCAGCGCAGGCCATCCCCGCCCCCATGAACCGTGAGCAGCGCCGGGCCGCAGTCAAGGCACATCCCGCCGTGGTGGATTTCCGGGCACAGGAAGCGGCAAAAGCCGCCCGCCGTGCCCAGCTGAAGGCAGAGCTTGAGGCACTGGACAATGCATGACCTGCTGACGGACACCCTGCCCACCGAGTGGGAGGGCCGCGCCATCGACCCTGACTTCCGGCCCATGATCTGGCTGCTGATCCGCACCCGCCGCGCCAAAACCGACGAGGACAGCGCCCGGATGATTTGTGAAGCCGTTCAGCGGTTCTTTGTAGAGCCGGTGCCCGGAGTGCAGTACCAGGAAGCCTTTGAATCTCTGGTGCGCTTCTGCCAGGGCGGCGGCCCCGAGGACGAGGAGCGCACCGGGACTGGCAGCAGCAGCGACCCACAGGACGAGCCTGTGCTGGACTACCGGTGCGATTCCGACTACATCGTGGGGGCCTTTCAGCAGGCCTACGGCATCGACCTGACCGCCGACAAGGTACACTGGTGGCGCTTCAAAGCACTGCTTCATGCCCTGCCGCCGGAAACGCCGCTGAGCAAGATCGTGGAGATCCGGGGCAAGGACACCTCCTGCATGGACAGGGCCGACCGGGACTACTACGAGACCCTGAAAGAGCGCTTTGCCCTGCCGGATGGACTGAAGGGGGTGAAGCGGAACGAGACCCTGCAAGAGCACGAGGACGCTTTCCTCGACCGCTTCGGTTGATTCCCGCGCCCCGGTGCCCTGCCCCTTCTGCGGCAGAGCGCTGCCCGTGTGGGCGGCTCCCGAGGCCTGCGCCCACGGTTTGTGGGTAAAATGCAAAAACCCCGCATGTAAGCGGGAGGTAGAAATCAAGTTATAGCAGCCTGTGCCCCTGTGCCCGCGCTCCGAATGAGAGGTGGACACAGTGGCATTTGATTTTAGCGTTACCGGCAACACCAAGTTGGACACCAGCGGCTTCACGCAGGGTGTCAGCAGCATGACCGTCGCCGCCGGAACGCTGATCGCAGACCTGGTAAAGACGGCTAGCAGCCAGCTGACGAATCTTGCCCAGAGCGCGATCCGGAACGGCTCCGTCTACGAGACATCTCTTGCCAAAGTCGGGACCATCGCCGATCTTGGCAAGCTTTCGATCCAGAAGCTGGGCAGTCAGATCACGGACATGTCCAACACCATGGGCATTGCGGCCACGGATATTGCCGAGGCTACCTACCAGGCCATCAGCGCCGGGCAGGACACGGCCAACGCTGTGGAATTTGCAGGCCAGGCAGCGAAACTGGCAACCGCCGGTTTTACCTCCACGACCTCCGCCGTGGATATCCTGACCACTGCCCTGAACGCCTACGGCTTGAGCGCCGACCAGGCGACCCACGTTTCGGATGTGCTGCTGACCACCCAGAACCTGGGCAAAACCAGCGTGGACGAGCTTTCTTCCAGCATGGGCAAAGTCATTCCGCTGGCCGCAGCTTACAACGTCAGCGTGGAAAACCTGTCCAGCGGTCTGGCCGTGATGACCGCAAACGGCATTGCCACCGCTGAGGCTACCACCTACACCAAATCCATGCTGAACGAGCTGGGCGACACCGGGTCCAGCGTCGGCAAGATTTTACAGCAGCAGACCGGCAAGAGCTTTGCCCAGCTGAACGCCGAGGGTAAAAGTCTGGGCGATGTGCTGCAGATCCTCTACGACAGCGTAGGTGGTGACAGCACCGCCTTTGCCGGGCTATGGTCCAGCGTGGAGGCTGGAACCGGCGCTCTTTCGCTGGCATCGGGCGGCGCGGACAAATTCAACGGCGTGCTGGCCCAGATGGTGGACAGTGCAGGAGCGACCGACACCGCCTACCAGACCATGACAGACACCTTCCAGCACAGCATGGACAGCCTGCAGACCACGGCAGAGAACCTGAGTATTGACCTGTTCGAGGCCATGGAGCCGGGCCTGAAGGAAGCCGCCAACTGGGGCACTGACTGCCTGAATACCCTGACGAGTGCTCTGAATGAGGGCGGCCCGGCGGCCATGCTGGACGCAGCCAGCGGCATTCTGGAAAATCTGACCGCAGGTGTTGTTCAGAAGATTCCCGGGCTGGCATCGGCAGCAACTCAGGTCATCACCAAGCTGGTGCAGTATCTGGCTGACCATCAGGACGAGATCTTCGATGCCGGCATCCAGATGCTGGAACAGCTCATCATCGGCATCACCGACAACCTGCCCCAGCTGATCACAGCAGCAGCGGAATTGATTGCAAAGTTCTCTGCCGCGCTGATCTCCCATCTGCCCGACCTTCTGAACTGCGGTGCGGCCCTTCTGACCACTCTGGTAGACGGTATCATCCGCAGCATTGAGAATCTGGGCGAAGCCGCCCTTGCCTGCATCGCAAAGTTGACCGGCGTGTGGGACGGCAGTATGGATGAGTGGGGCCACATCGGCGAGAACATCGTCACCGGCCTGCTGAACGGCATCACCGGGATGTGGGACACGCTGGTGTCCACAGTCAAGGGCAAAGTCAGCGGCATGGTGAGCACCGTCAAGAACGTGCTGGGCATCCACTCGCCCTCGAAGGTGTTCACTGAGATCGGCGAGAATGTCACGCAGGGCCTTGTCAATGGCATCAACACCGGTGCACCTGCCGCACAGGAAGCCATCCAGAACATCGCCCAGACCCTCAACAACTACGGCCCAGATTTTTCCACCGTAGGGGCCACCATCACAGAGCAGTTCCGCACCAAGCTCACCGAGGGCTGGGCGCAGATCCAGTCTGACATCCAGACGGATGCGCTGGGGGCCATCGAGACGCTGGCAACGGCCCTCAAGGATGGCGACCTCGAGAGCCTGGGCCTGTGGGCTGCCAGCTATTTCTGGCAGGCCTGCACCAAGGAACAGCAGGCGCAGATCAACTCCATCGCTCTGGGGGCCCTGAACCAGCTGGGCAGCGCCCTTTCCGGCGTATTCGGGAATCTCTCTCAGCTGGCCATGGGTCTGGTGGCGCAGTTCGTGCCTGCCGCAGCCAGCGCCACAGCCGGGCAGACCGCCCTGAACGTGGCCATGGATGCGAATCCGATTTTGCTCGTCATCTCCCTCATCGGGATGCTGGTGGGTGCGCTGCTGAACTTCAGCGGCAAAAACAAGGATGTGGCCAACGCTTTCCAGAATGTCTGGGCGGGCGTTGAGGACTTTATGAGCTACATCTTCGAGGGCCTGATGCGCATTGTGGCGGCGGGCATCGAGGGCTTTATCATCCTCATCAACGGCCTGATCGCGGCCTATAACAGTGTCGCGTGGCTCTATGGCGGCACCATAGACTACATCAGCAACCCCGCCTGGGACTACGCCGACAAGATCGCTGCCGACCGCAAGGCCCGGCAGGAGGCGCGGAAAAAGCAGCAGGAAGCTGCCAACCACCCCAGCAGCTCCGGCACTTCCACCAACTCCCAGAAGGTCATCGAGAGCATGACCGACACCAGCAAGACCACCACTGCAGACGGCAGCACCGTGACCACCAAGGTGCTCACCGAGAAGCTGCAGGACGAGACCGGCAAGATCACCCAGCGGGTGACCAAGACCGTCACCGAGGCAGGTACCAAGCTGGTGGACGGCGTGGAGCGCTCCTACAAGACCGTGACCACCTATGTGGACGGCATCCAGACAAAGGTGGAGCGCAGTCTGGATGACATCGCTAAGACCACCACAGGCACAAAACCCGGCTCCACCACGCCGACGGCCCCCGCCCCGGACAAAGACCTGACCGACGCTGTGGAGGCCAACACCGAGGCCCTGCTGGCCGCAAACAGCAAGTTGGCCGAGATGGTGCGGCAGGCCAACACGCTGGTGCTGTCTGACAACATGGCCATCAGCCGGTCTGTGGCCGCTTCCGGCACGGCACAGGTGGCCGCAGCCGCCAGCAGCTACCACCGGGAGGGCGACACCATCATCAACCAAAATATCTACTCCAAGGCCCAGACGGCGGCAGACCTCCAGCGGGAAGCACGCTGGGAAGCCGACCGGGCCAAGGCTCAGAAACGATGAAAGGAGGGCACCGAGATGCCGTTCAGAAAAGACCATTTGCAGCTGGTCACGGATGCCGGGGCCACTCTCGACATCGGGTGGGCCTACGGCACGCCCTACTCCCTCGACCCCATCAACGGCGTGGACGTGGACGTGCAGACCGCCCAGGGCGTGAACCAGGTGGGCGTGAGCGTGGAGCGCCAGAGCGTGGCCGGGGTGAGTCGTGAACTCATCATCCACTGCCACAGCTCCCACGGCGATGCGGATGCGGAATTACTGCTGGAAAAGCTGCCCTATTTCACCAGCGGCACAATGTATTTTGAGGACAAGTATTTCTGCCGGTTCGTGCTTTCCAAGACCCCCTACACAAAGAGCATCCACCCCTACCCGGTGCTGGCTCTCATGCTCTTCTGCCCGAAACCCTTCTGGTACGACCTGACCGCCCAGAGCTTCTGCATCAACGGCTTTGTGCCATCGTTCAGGCTGCCGGTGAATTACTCCAAGCCCCATCGGTTCGGCGTGCGCACCTCCATCGGCTGGCTGAATGCCTATAACCCGGGGGCGCTGGCGGTGCCCTTTACGGCCACCCTCAAGAGCGATGGCGCTGTGGCCAACCCGTGCGTGCTGAACATCGTCACAGGCCAGAGCATCCGCATCCTGACCACCCTGACCCCCGGGCAGGTCATCGAGATCTACCGCACCACCACCGACAAGCTGGCCGTCAAGCGGACGGAGGACGGCACGGAGGAGAATATCTTCTCCCTGCTGGATGAAGAGTCTGACCTGCTGGAGCTGGCCCCCGGGGACAACCTGCTCAAGGCCACCGCCGACAGCGGCGAGACAAGCCTGCAGGTGACGGTGCGCTTTTATCCCATGGTGAGCGGTATTCTGCCGGAGGTGATCTCGTGACACTGGATGTTTTGGATGAGCTGACCCTCGCCCGGCTGGGCCGGGTGGAGGTGTGGGTGAGCCTTTACTGGGACGAGCCCTACAACACCGAGGGCGAGTTCACGCTGGAAGTCAGACCCACCGAGGAGAACCTGTCCCTGCTCCGGGAGGGCCGCTGGCTGCGCCGCAGTGACAGCGATGTGCCCATGCGCATCTGCCACCGGAGCAATGAGAATCAGGACAGCAATCTGGTGGTCACCGGCTTCCCGGGAACGTGGATCTTCACAAAGCGAGCCGGTACCGCCATCGTGAAGAACGAGAACGCCGAAGCCGCCATGCGCAGGCTGGTCAGCGCCATGCAGCCATGGCCCAAGCTCCAGCTTGGTGCTGCTGTGGGCTTCGACACCACCTACACTGCACAGACCTCCGGCGGCAGCATCATGGACTACCTGATGACCATCGGTGCGGCTTGTGATCTGGGCTTCCGGGTGCGGCTCAGTGGTAAAAATGACCAGAAAAAACTAACGTTCGAGGTCTACCGGCCCACCGCTGACCCAAACAACCGTTTTTCCACCAAGTGGGGCAACCTGCAGCAGGCCGCGTGGGCCTTTGGCGACAGCGACTACGCCAACGTTGCCATCGTCCAGGGTGCTGGCGAGGGCGAGAACCGGGCCACCGTGACCGTGGGCCTGACGGACACCACCGGTGCCGACCGGCGGGAGCTTTACGTCGATGCCCGGGACGTGCAGCCGGACGAGGAAAAGGGCGAGACCAGCAAGAGCCAAGCCTACCTCGAGCGGCTCATGGCCCGAGGCACCAACAAGCTGCTGGAACAGCTCCGTACCGGCTCCATTGAGTTGACCATTGATGCCGAGGGGCTCTCCCCTGGTGACGTGGCCTTTTGCACCATCCCGGAGCTGGGCTACAAGGCCACCGTCCGGGTGGCCGATGTCATCACCCAAAGCCAGAGCGACAGCACCACCCGCACCGTGCGGCTGGGTACGCCGGTCTGGCGCAAGTTGTAAGGAGATGATCTTTTGATGAGCAAAATCGTTTTATACCCCGCCAACGGCTACGACTTCGATGCCGCAGACGTGGCGGCCTACCTTGCGGGCCTCACCAGCGGCGTGTTCAGCGGAGATGAGGACTTCCCGGTGACAGCCGCAGGCGGGCTGAAGGTCACCGTGGGGGCGGGACGTGGCTGGGTGCACCCCAACCGATTCACCGGCTACTCCCTCACCAAGCGGGAGGCCGACACCCTGACCATGCCGCTGGCCGACCCGTCTCTCCCCCGCATCGACCGCATCGTCATGCGCTATGATGCAGGTGCCAGAGCCGCCAGTCTGCAAGTGCTTCAGGGCACGGCATCCAGCACACCCACGGCCCCCGCCATCTCCCGCACCGAGCTGATCTACGATCTCTGCCTTGCCGAGATCACCCGCCCGGCAGGCTCCACCAGCATCTCTACGGGACAGATCACCGACACCCGGCTGGACGAGGCGCTCTGCGGCCTCGTGCGGGACGGTGTGACCGGCATCCCCACCGACGAGCTGCTGGCCGCTGCCAGGGAGCGCATCAACGCACTGGAGGAGAAAGCTACCAGCAGTGCTGCTGCCGCCAAGGACAGCGCGGAGGCAGCCAAGAGCAGCGAGACCAAGTCCGCTGCCAGCGAGAAGGCAGCCAAGACCAGTGAGACCGCCGCCAAGCAGGCCCTGCAGGACACGGAGACGGAGCACACCGCCGCCTTGCAGAACATCGCACGGGCCCGCACCGCGGCCCTGAACGACGTAGCGGCCTCCACCAAGACGGCCACCGCTGCGGCAAACGCCGCAACCCAGCAGGCCACTGACGCTGCGGGGAGCGCTTCCACCGCCGCCACCAAGGCCGGGGAAGCATCCACCAGTGCGGGGGCGGCAAAGGCCGATGCTGACCGGGCAGAGGAAGCCAGCACCAACGCGGCCAATGCGGCCATGACTGCATTGCAGAAGGCAAAGGATGCGGGCGACTTCAAAGGCGACAAGGGTGATACTGGCCCGCAGGGGCCGTCCGGTACCATTATCAAGGCTTATGACGTGACGCTGGCCGCTTCCGGCTGGAAGGCCACTTCGGACACAGCAGCCAAGAATGCCGGGCTGGCGTATCAGTACGATGCCAGCGTCAGCGGATGCACGTCGGCATTGGAACCGAGTGCAACCATTCGTCTGGAAAGTGTTGCTGTGGCCCAGAAAGCAGGATTGGGCAGCATCTGCCAGTCTGAATCCGGATACTGCCGGTTCTATGCGGCAAAAGTGCCCTCTGCGGCAATCTCGCTGCGGCTGCTTTTGATGGAACGGACACCGACATAAGAAGGGAGACTTTGAAATGGCAATTGGAGCAGTAGGCGGCGTACCTGCGGCGGACTATGTGCCGCCCGTGGGCATCATCCTGACGCTGGGCGTAGGCACCAGCCCGGCGGAGCTCTACCACGGCACCACCTGGGCCCGCATCAAGGACCGGTTTTTGTGGGGCGCATCGGAGACGCACCCTTTGGGTGAGACCGGCGGCAGCGCCACCCACACCCTGACCGTGAACGAGATGCCCGCCCATACCCACAGCGCCACCCTCAATGAGACCGGGGCGCATTTGCATACCATTTCGATTTTGCGCGATGCCAGATCGATGTTTTTTGATTCGTCCAGCGAATACCAAAGCGGTCACCTTAGCGGAAGCAAAACAGTGACCACGTCCTCCGCCGGAGCCCATTCACATACCGTGACTTTATCCTCGGCGGGAGGCGGCAAAGCTTTTAGCATTTTGAACCCTTATACCGCCAAAAACGTATGGCGGAGGGTCAGTTAGGAGGCAACCAATGACGGGACAAGTAAAAGGCATGGGCGGGAACACCTGCATCCCGCCTCTCGGCTATGTCTGGAAGAGTGCAAGCTCAATCTGCCCGGCAGAGCTATATGACGGTACAACTTGGGCGCAGATCAAAGATCAGGCCATCATTGCATCCGGAGATGCCTACACTCTTGGAGACTCGGGCGGTGATACAACGGCAGCACTCGCTACAGCAGAAATGCCAAGCCATACCCATAGCGGTAGCACATCCAGTGCAGGAGCGCACACGCACACTGTTAGCTCTGGGTACACAAGCACCGGAGGTGGAGCCGCCTATGGAGACTACATCCCGTACTCGGGGAGTTCGGCCACGTCCAGCGCAGGAAACCACGCCCACGCAGTAACTGTTGGCAGTACCGGAAACGGCAAAGCTTTTAACATTATGATGCCCTACATTGTGCGGTATATGTGGGAACGGGTCGGATAGGAGGTGCCAGTATGATAGGATCGGTGACCTATACAGTAGACTCCGGCTGGATGCCACCAGTGGATTATGTGCTGGAAGTCTACGGTGACACCAGCCCCGCAGAACTATTCGATGGCACGGTCTGGATGCCGCTCCGGGACTGCATCATTATGGCGGCCGGAGACATCTTTACAGCGGGGGCAACTGGCGGAAACGCTACCGTAACGCTGACGACGGCAAATCTCCCAAACCATACTCACGGCGGTGCTTGCGGAAGTGCGGGCAACCACTCGCATACGGCGAATGTGTCGAAGGTCAAGAGCGGCTACCCGGGAGCTAGTAAACAAAACGGTGAATACGGCAGTTACAAGGCAGGATGGATGAGTGAGACAACCTCCAGCGCAGGCGGGCACAACCACACCCTGTATATTGGCAGTACGGGCGGCGGAAGCTCTTTTAGTATTATGAATCCGTATTATGCAGCTAATATTTGGCAGAGAGTGGGGTGAAAACATGAAAATCATTGATGAAAATGGCGTAGAACTGACCGGAGCCCCGGACCTGACACTGGGACGACTGGTGGATGACGTGGAGATTGTGCACCACGAGGCCACGGCGGCCGTGAAAAAAGTCTGCCACTATGTGACCACCAAGACCTACCCCAACGGCTCAGCCGAGGTGGAGGAGGTCGTAGATGTGGCCCCGGTGACGGCAAAGCCCGCATGGGATGAAACGGTGCCGATCCAGCGGTACATCAAGTACACGCAGGATGAGCTGGATGAACAGGCCCGGCAGCAGGAGCATGAGACCAAGATGGCGCAGATGCCGGAAACGGTGGCTGCACTGCAAAAGGAAAACGAGATGCTGAAACAGTGTCTGCTTGAGATGAGCGAGACTGTCTATGCGTAAAATCACACAAAAAATCGAAAGGTTGGTACTTATGATGGCTATGTTATGGGCACAGGAAATTATGTCTGCTGAGACCATGGAGGAGGCAAAGGCTCTGTATGAGCGCTGCCCCCGTCTGTTAAAGGAGAAGGTCAAGGCGATTCTTATCAAGAGCGGCTTTGAGGAAATTACACAGTAAGGAGGCGCAGAGCAATGGATGACCTGAAGGTGCGCATCACACTGGGTGACACGACCCTGGAGGGAACATTGGACGAGCTGCTCGAGAGCGGAACTTTCAAAATGGAGTATGACCATGCAGGGCTTAACAAGATCGTGCAGGAAGCTGTTGCCCTACAGAGAGCTGAATATCAGAAAGACCCGCAGCATTACCATGTGCATACCATGACCATGGACGAGCTACCGCATCATCCCTGCACAACAAAACCGGGAGCGCATACATTCGGCGATGAAATGTATGGGATTCGACAATTCCATGCATGGCCAATCTGCAGTGGAAAGCATGTCACGATTTGGCCCAATGATGATGCCGGTACGAGTTGGCGAGTTTATGCGGGAGTCACTTTGAATACTGCAAAGGAGGCGCAGAATGCCCAGAACAATTCTTGACGTGAGCAAATGGCAGGGCAGCATTGACTGGGACAAGGTCAAGGCAAGCGGCCTTGTCTCCGGCGTGATGATCCGGGCCATGGGCAACAGCAAAGAGGGCAATCCCAGCAAGCCCTACATCGACCCCTTCTTTGCCCGCAACTACGCCGAGTGCCAGCGCCTTGGCATCCCGGTGGGCGTGTACGGCTACTTCAAGGCCACCACCAAGGCACAGGCTGACAAGGAGCTGGCCCTGTTCAAGCAGGCGCTGGGCGGCAGGACGTTCCAGCTCCCGGTGGCTGTAGACATCGAGGACAAGCTGCAGGCGGCTCTGAGCAAGTCCGCTCTGACCGACATCGTGGCCCACTGCCTGAGCGTGGTGGAGAGCTGGGGCGTGTACGCCATGCTGTACACCGGCCTGAACTTCGGGCAGACCAACCTTTACATGGGTGGCGCGGCCCTCAAGCCCTACGACGTATGGCTGGCGGCCTACCGCACCAAGAAGCCCGCCCCCGGCTGGCCCTTTGGGATGTGGCAGTACACCCGCAGCGGAAAGATCCCCGGCATTGCCGCAGGCGTAGACCTCAGCGTGACCTACAAGGACTATGCTGCCATCATCCAGCGGGCCGGGCTGACGAAAGTGAGAGGAGCATAAGTGATGAGCAAGAAGCTTTTTATCAGCCAGCCTATGAACGGCCTATCGGACGAGCAGGTGCTGCAGGAGCGTGCCGCAGTGATCGGGAAGGCAAAGGCCGTGTTCGGTGACGATGCGGTTCCTCTGGAAACGTTCTTTGAGGACTTTGGCCCCGATGCGAAGCCGCTGGATTATCTGGCACGCAGCATCGAGTTTCTGGCTAAGGCTGACGTGGCGGTTTTCGCCCCGGGCTGGGAGTACGCACGCGGCTGTCGCATTGAGCGTCAGTGCGCCGAGGAATACGGTATTCCGGTAATGGAGGTGTGAGACCGATGTGGCAGTTTATCACGGAGTATTGGGCCGGGTGGCTCTGTGCTCTGATCGGCGGCGCGATCCTTGCCGCCATCCCCAAGATCAAGGCCCTGTGGGACGCGGTGCTGGCCCTGCTGCACGACCGCATCTATACCGAGTGCTACCGTTTTATGGAGCTGGGGTGCATCACCCGCGACGGCCTGCGCAACCTGAATTACCTCTACAAGACCTATCATGTGATGGGCGGCAACGGCACCGGTACAGAATTGTACAAGAGAGCCTGCGCTTTACCCATCCACGACTGAAGAAAGGAACTGACATTATGAACGCGCACATCACTGAGAACAACACCCCCGCCATCCCCGCCGCAACCATCGCCCGCACCGTTGTGCTGGCACTGGCCCTCGTCAACCAGCTGCTGAGTGCAGCAGGCAAAAGCCCGCTGCCCATCGACAGCGCCAGCGTGGAACAGTGGGTGACGGCTGGCCTGACCACCGCTGCCGCCATCTGGGCATGGTGGGAGAACAACAGCTTTACTCCCGAGGCCATCCGCGCCGATGAGCTGCTGGATCAGATGCAGGGGAAGATCAAGTAA